CAGGTCCACACGTGCCTGAGCACATCCTGGCCGCCACGGGGTCACGCTATGCGCCTTCCGATCAAGAGAGCCTGGGTCGAGTCGACCGGTCGTGATGTGACCGATGCCATGAAGAGACTCGAGGGGCCCTCGTGGTTGGTGAGTTCCGAGTGGGTGCCCATGTGGCCGAAGGTGACGGCCTCGTGTGGCATCGACTCTCATGGAATTCATTTTAAAATAAATTTTTTTAAAAAATATTTTTTGAAAGATGAAGGACCAGTTGAAGTGGAGTTCAGTCCATTTTTGGTGCCAGGTAAAACTTGACATCACCGAGGTTGGCGATGCCATACCGGAACACGATGGGCATCTGATCATCACTCGAGTCCTGCATGAGTTGGACGCTCGAGCACAGACCCGTCGCCTTTGTGAAGAGGTTGATGTACTTGAGGTTGTAAGTGGCGCTCGTCCGCGTCTTAAGCTCGTCCCCAAACTCGAGCACCGTCTCTTGATCCGCAAAGTCCCCCTTGCACGCGAGCTCGAGCTTCGTCCCGTGCCGAGTGATGGTCATGTCGTTGGCCAAGTTGCCCATGTCGCGCGCGACACGCTGAAAGTCGATGCTCGGCAGGGTCGTGATGACGTCCATGCAAATGTCAGGGACCTCGAGGATGTCCTCGTTAATATCGAGCAATTTCAGCTTGAAACTCGTCTTTGACTTTTTGGCCGCGTTCTCAATAACGCACTCGAGCGAGTCGGTGTCCTTGATGCGCATCGTGAGCGTGTCGGACGGGCCGACCGACTTGAGCAACTTGTACGTATTGGCCATGTTCAGACCGGCCGCAATCTCGGAAGGGCACGTGTACTCCTCGAAGTTCTCGGCAGCCAGGAACATGTGGACCAGCGTCACACGGGCCGTGTCCAGTGTCAGTACCTTGACCCCGGCCGGAGTGAAGTAGACGTTCACGTCGTTGATTATATCCTTGAGAACCTCAAATATCCCTTTAATAGCAGACGCCTGGATAGTCTTTAGGTGCATTGTTTTTCACTGGTTCGAACTCTTTAGTTGATATGCTTCTTTCGGATCTTTATTAATCTTTTCTTTGAGTTCGGCCGTCAACTGGGGCTGCATGGATGTTCCGTAAGAGTCGATGCTGAACATGTCCGGTCCGCCTTCGTCGCCATCCAGTGATGCTGAAAAGACTCCAGACCCTCCCCACATCTCAATCTCCTGTGGAATCATGGACTCGAGCCAGTTTTTCACCTCCGCTCCCACGAGAATCTGCCCATCGGCCGTGATGAGCGTCGGCACTCGCGTCACCTTCTCCGTCTTGGGTCGGCCCTGTGTGGTGACGTTGTGATATCTGAGCATTTGTCCCAGACTGGGGTTTTGCTTGACTATATTCAGAACTTCGAAGCAGTACTGACACTTGTCACTAAAGACCAAGAGGGCCATTCTAATACCTGCTTTTCTTTTGTTCATTTTTTTTAAACGCATCAAGTAAATGAAGGCTGACATTGTGATTCTTGGAGCAGTGGCGGCGATCCTCGGCGTCCTGTTCATGAACAACAATTCGGTCAACTCTGGCTTTGCCGAGCCCACCACACCACAGGTCCACCCGAGCATCATCCAGGTGATCATCGAGGCTCTGCAGAAGCAGGAGCCGTGGCTGCAGCCCGTAGAGACCATCTACATCACGCCCAAGACGGGTGCCCAGAGCGGCATCACCTATGACGTGCGTATGTTGTTTTTGGACACGCGCGGTTTCTTCGGTGTCCAGTACGATTTGACTGCCGGTGTCTCGCCCACCGGTGGCGTGCAGATCCTCTCCAAGACGAGCTCGAGCTCGCCTGACCGCAGCGGTCCGTTCCAGTCATTCTCACCCGACAAGTACCAGGCCTATGGCGACATCAACCAGGCTCTGAATGAGCAGCTCACGAGCGTCCTCGCAGCCTCGCGTCAGCTCCCTGGCAAAGAAGTCCAGTTTTAGTAATAGGGATGATTAGTGCGTCTGAAATTGCACAAAGGGAGCAGTCCAGGCGGAATCTCCGCAAGGAAACTTATAAAATAATTCTTGAACAATTTTCTAGAAAAATAAAAGCCGCGTCAGAGCGGCGCGAGCCGCACGCCACTCTCGTCGTCCCGCCTTTTGTTATAGGATTCCCTATGTACCCTTATGATGAGGCTCTAGTGTACCTAAGGCGTCAACTCGTCATATCGGGTTATTCGGTCCGCCAGGGCCTCGATCAGGGGCAGTTTATAGTGACATGGCAGTCCGCGCGTCCAAAAGCGCCACCCAAGACGCCGGCGCCTCTCGAGGGCGACACGGGTGACGACTTTTTCTCAAGTCTTGCGAACCTTCAGAAAACGGCCCAGCAGATAAGGTCTAAGAGCAAGTGATACATAGTGATGAATCACCGCATCTATCAGGCCCTTCTTGAGAATATGCGCGTTCCCATCGTTGTGGCTCACGGCCCCGCTGGCACGGGCAAAACGATGATGGCCTGCAAGGCGGCGGCCTCGAGCCAGCGACACGATCGGGTGATCATGACCCGTCCGGCCGTGTCGGTGGATGAACAGCATGGATTTCTTCCCGGAAATCTGAATAAGAAGATGGAGCCATGGGTCGCGCCCATGACGGACTATTTGGCTGGGTCCAAGTACAAGAAGGTTGAGGTTTGTCCACTGGCCTACATGCGTGGTCGTACGTTCGACTACTCGTGGATCATAGCTGATGAGATGCAAAACTCGACGCCTAACCAGATGCGTATGGTTCTCACGCGGCTCGGGAAGGACTCCAAGCTCATCATCACAGGCGACACCGGTCAGCACGACCGTGGGTTTGAGCAGAACGGGCTCCTCGACCTCGTGGAGCGACTGGCCGATTCCCCCGTTCCAGGCATCGAGGTGATCCGCTTCACGGAAGACGACGTGAAGCGTCATGAGATCATCAAGCGCATCTTGCGGCTCTACGGTCCCTAAAAAAACTCGCTCAGTACTAAATGGAGGTGCTCAATGATGCCGAACGCCGCTTCTCGCGCAAGCTCATTGACGCTATGCTTCCAGAACTTGTGAATACATTTTGGGACGTGTGGGAGGATACGAAGAAGGAGAATAAGGACCGCAAGTTGGTCGAGAACTATCGTCAGAATCTACGAAAGGTGAAGGGTGAGTGGTCGAACGTCAAGGTGAAGCAGCACGTGTCCAACATCATCAAGGAGTGCCCGCTCTTTCCGCGGCTCATAGCGGCCGTATTCGTCATCCATGTCAAGATTCTCAGCTCGATCAGAATTGATAAATCAAGCAAAAAGATTTCTTTGAAGTTGCCTAGCAACGACGTGTTCGTGCATACGTGTTTTATCGAGTGCGCCCGGGACATTTACGAGGACCCTTGGATCATCACCGAGGAGAAGCCCGTGACGGAGCGCCGCAATGACCTCAACACGCGGTTCACAAAGTGTATCCGCGACACGATTGAGAACCTCGTGCCGACCGAGGAGATTCTCAACACGTACCTGACCCTGCCAGATGAGGAGGAGAACCTGGAGATGGAGCACGATGGGTACGGTGGGGGGGCGGAGGAGGACGAGCGCCCTCCAGTCGACGAGGCGCTCGATGCAGTGGACAACATAGAACAGGAGGAGACCATGCCTATGCCGTCTTCGGAGAATACAGAGATGGCGGCCGGCACCATTCAGGCTTCGGAGCTTCCCAATCCAGCAGAGACTCCGGGTGGCACCAAGATGGTGGCGGTCACGCCCGCGGGGGTCCACAAGGAGTCGCTCTTCCCCGACGCGCCCGAGGTTGGCAAAAAAGGTCTCGAGGAGTAGTAACACATGGATCATTACTTTAGACAACCATGGTCGGCCGCGCTGATCGCGGCAGCCGCCACCATGCTCTACGTTTTTGCACGGAACAAAATGAACGGCAAGGCGAACGTGCCGAATAGCGAGTACGCCAAGCCCGCGTTTCTCGTGGCCGTCCTCGTCTATCTCGTAGTCAGCCAGGGTTGTGGTTCACGTGAATCAGTAAGTCTCGAGCCGTTCTAAACTCTAATGGCGCGCAATTCAACTTAAAAAATTAGATACTTCCTTTATTAATGAGCTCGCTCGACGCCTTCAATGACATGATGGGGCAATTTCTGAACGAGCTCGTCCTCACATTTCCAGAGGAGAAGAGCATCCAAAAGTTCCAGGCGGGTTTCTCTGTGGCGCGCGTCGCCACTCCGCGTCAGGTCCTAGAGGGTTTCATGCAGTCCGTGGGCCCCCATTCGGCGAAGCTGATGGCCAAGGATGAGTCATTCTTTCTGGAAAATGCGAAAGATATTGATTTTCTGAAGGAGATTAACTTGCACAAGATCTGGACGCCCTCCACGAGCCCCGGGACCAAGGCGGCCATCTGGCAGTACATGCAGACCCTCCACATTCTGGGCGTGACGCTGTCCATGTTCCCTCCAGAGACGCTCGAGGCGATTGAGAACGCGGCCAAGAAGTGCGCCGAGAGCGGCGCGTTCGACCCAGCGGCCATGCAGGGTCTGATGGCCGGTCTCATGGGCGGTGGTGGCGCCGGCGAGAACCCCCTCGCGGCCCTGCTCGGTGGTTTGGGTGGCCCGCCCCGACCCCGTGCAGGTCAGCGTCAGGTTCGCCGCCGCCCCGCAGGCAAGAAGCCAGGCGGCCCGCCGCCCCTGCTGTAAAAAAATGAAAGCAACAAGTAGAGATGGATCCACGCGAAATCTTCCGGTCCGACAAGCTCCTCGAGTTTTGGCCCACGGCCATGCAGTCGTCCAAGGACCGCGTTGCGGCCACGACCCGTTTCATCGTTTACGCCATGTGCATTCTGTATCTCATCAAGCGCGATGCTCGCATTCTCGCGCTCGGCATCCTCGTCCTCGCGGTGCTCTATTTCCTCTTCACGTCCAACATGATCCCCGACGGGCAGCTGCGCCCCACATTCGGCGACGGCCGGACTCCTTGGTATGGCAGGGACACCGTCACGATGCCGACGATCGACAACCCGATGGCCAACGTGCTCTACACGGACTACACGGACCGCCCGGATCGCCCCGCCGCCGCGTGGTATCCGAGCGTCAAACAGGAGGTGTCTCAGGCTTGGGAGTTCATCCACCCGTTTGAGAAGAAGCGCGATGCAGAGCGCAACTTTTACACCGCTCCCAGCAGCACCATACCCAACGACCAGACTGCCTTTGCCGAGGCGTCATTCGGTCCCAAGTTTGGACCCTTCTGCAAGGATGGTTCGGGCTCTTGTGACGTCGATTCGGATCGCTTCCACTTCCCAGAGCAGACGCAAATGCGGGCGGGCAATGGCCGCTAATTTTCTCGAGCTAGAGTAACTATGGGCCGTACTCTGCAGACGGACGCCGTCACGCTCCAGGAGCAAATCTGGCAGGGGCCGGCGACCATCATCCTCGATGATGTGGTGCGCGTCGATGACCTGCTGCGATCCCAGTCGACCCAGCGCTGGAATCGCTACTACAACGAGAAGCCTTACGATTTCCCTAATTTGTACATTCGCGATGCGTTTCCGGTCCTGACCTGGAACCCCGTCAGCACGTACAGCAATGATCAGAATAATCGCTTCGATCAGCGCAATCCCCGTATTGCCATCGGCAACCCGAATGGCGCCCCGTGGGCAGCCATGTCCGGATCGTCCCCACGCCCTTACATCGGCTGAAAATAAAACTAAACTAAATGTAATATGGATCCACTGGCCCTAGCAGCAGTGGTCGGTCTTGTGTTTGCCGGTCAGCGTTTCAGCGCCGACTCTTCGCCGGCAACCACGATTCCCCTCAAGCCCCCGCATCAGATTACGCGTGGGGATCTCATTCAGGCGGATACAAACTTTGCTCAACAGGATGCTCAGATGCAGGTGCGTCGTGGAGACGGCCGGTCGTTTCAGGGATTCGAGGTGGGCGCCAAGCGCGAGGTGTCAGCTTTTGGCGACCTGAATCCCCAGGCGAACCGCTTTCCGTTTGGTCAACCCGTATATGACTTGTATAACCGTCAGAATGTGACGAACAAAATGAATAACTTGCAGCCGATCGAGCGCATGAACGTCGGCCCGGGTCTGGGCGTCGACCCCAAGGTGCCGGCAATTGGCGGCTTCCAGCAGTATTTCCGTGTTTTGCCTAATAACGTGAATGAGGAGAAGCTCGTGACCCTTCCGGGTGGCAAGGGCCCTTCCGAAGCCGTCGTCAAGCAGGGCGGTACGGTTCTGGGCGCGGGCCAGCTCATCAATGGCCAGATGACGCACCAGGCCAAGACGACCAAGACGTGGACGCGCGCACCCGCTCAGAATCAGGGGCAGGGGCAGGGCGGCCAGCTGCTTGCTCATGAGGGCCGCCCCGACAACATCAAGACGCGCAAGACGACGAACCGCCAAGAGACGGGCCAGCGCGGCGACACCCTCGAGTTCGGCCCAGGGCAGTGGAACGTCTACCTGCCGTACAATAGCCTGACCGACCGCCAGTTGCCCCACTCCACTGGCAATCGCGTCAACCCAGATCGCGCCGCCAACGCGGCTCGCATGAACGTACGCGCGGACCCTCAGGGTGCGGTCGGCACCATGACCAACCTGCGGTCCGAGTCGGTGCCCGTGCCGGTTCCCCACATGAACGGCGGCCGGTTCCAGAATTACAAGCCGGCTGATTACTGGAAGCTGAATCAGTTCAAGACGCAGCAGAATCCTCTCGCCGCCCCGAACAACCTGAATATTGCCCGTGATCAGTTGAACAAGAATTCCATCGCCCTCCCCTCCCTGGCCGTGGTCTAGTCGACCGACCGCGCCAGCCCCGTTAAAAAAAACCTCGATCAGATAGTAAAATGAGCGGAGGCATTGTTCAGCTCGTCTCGATCGGCGCCCAGGACACTTGGCTGTCCGGCAAGCCTGAAGTGTCATTTTATCGCTCGAACTACAAGCGCTACACCCACTACGCGGCGACCAACGAGCGTCAGTTGATTCAGGGCCAGCCGACCGCCGGCTCCGTCTCGACGATCCGCTTCGAGAAGAAGGGTGACCTGCTGAGCTACGTGTACTTCATGGCCCGCGACTCGAACGCCGCGCCCGTGGTCAACGTGAACTGGTCCAACGTCATCGACAAGGTGGAGCTGCTGATCGGTGGCCAGGTCATCGACACCCAGGACTTCCAGTACAGCACGGACGTCGAGCCGGTGACTGGTGCCCAGACTTCGAACCAGCGCTACTTGAACAACTCTACGGCGAGCGCCCAGAACCCCACGAACTCCAATGCCACCTTCTACCCCCTGAAGTTCTTCTTCTGCAAGGATTGGGCGGCGGCTCTGCCTCTGGTGGCCCTGCAGTACCATGACGTCGAGCTGCGCATCACGTGGTCGGGTGCCCTCGGCACGTCCACGACGGGAACGACGGCGGCCGCGGCCGGTCGGACCTATGCCGACATCCAGTACTCGTGCTGGTCCAACTTCGTGTACCTGGACCAGGCTGAGCGCGAGTTCTTCGCCAAGAACGCGCACGACATGCTGATCACGCAGGTGCAGCGTGTGCCCATCTCCTCCCAGCCGGTGCAGGAGCTGGCACTGGCCCACCCCATCAAGTTCCTGGCTTTCCAGACCGTCAACTACGGCATCACCTACGGCACCAACGGCGCGAGCTCCGCCGCCGCATCCAACTACCAGCTCAAGGTGCAGATTAACGGCGTGGATGTTTCCGAGTCCCGCCACCTGCCCGCCTACGTGGACGTTGCCCAGTACTACCACACCCAGTACGGCTACGTGCACAACTCGGCCCTGGCGAACGTGGCGGTCATCCCGTACTGTCTGGACACCTCCAAGCTGCAGCCGACCGGCACGCTCAACTTCTCCCGCCTGGACACTTACCGCCTGATTACTCCGGTTGGCCTGGCCAACGGTCTGCGCGGCCTCGCGACGGCGGCGGTGGCCCAGCCCTACATCTACGCGGTCAACTACAACGTGCTGCGCATCCAGAAGGGCATGGGCTCGGTCCTCTACGCCAATTAGTTTCTCTAGTTAAAATATGGGTCAAATTTGGCCGTGGCTCTTGCTCCTCGGTCTCGTGTTTTTGATTAGTTATGACCCGAGCACGCGAAACCTTGCGAATTATTTTGATCAGGAAGTAGTAGAGACGGATCATGGATCCGATGGAACGACACAAAAGCATAGCGGTCCCGGTGACCCGGGAATGTGAAGGCGGCCCCCCAAAGTTTCTACTTGTTCATGATCGGCGGTACAAAGAATGGACCTTCGTCACCGGTGGGTGCCGGCGGCGGGAAATTCTCAACCCTCTTCGGTGTGCGATTCGCGAACTCGAAGAGGAGACCCGTGGGATCATAAATCTGAAAAAGGGAAGTTATTCCTATTTCAGTTTTTCCTTTAGAGATGCCGAGGGCGTCAACAACGTGTACCACGTGTACGTGTTTGAGATGCCCATCACCCACTGCGAGCAGTCTCACATTGTGAAACGTTTCAATGAAGAAAAATCCAAAATGGAGGGGCGTGAGGTGCCGTTCCGCAAAAATTACGACGAGAATGACGGGTGTGAATTCGACACTCTCGACGGCATCACAAAGCGCCGCGACCTGTGGGAGATGATCAGAACCCACGTCATCAAGAACCCCGCCTTTCACCAGGTGCTCGCCACACCCGAGAAGCAGACGTTCTTCCTGCGCCCTTGAAGTTTTTTTAAAAAATTCTTAAAATTTAGAAATGACGCAGTCAAAGATTGCCATTGCCAAGCGCCTCGCCGACCTCCGACAGGATGGGTCCGACCCCGAGACGCTTGCCCGTACCATGACCGTCATGAAAATGCACCACGAAATTGAAAAGATTATAGAGTCCAGGGAGGCGCAGGAGCCCGAGCCGGCCCCCGAGCCCGAGCCCGAGCCCGAGCCCACCGAGGAACCCTTCAAGCCCTTTGTGCAGTCGATTTTTGAATCTTTTTTTGGTGTTGATAGAGATTAGGAACGCTTGACTATCATGTTCATTAAGCGATGGACGCGAAAGGGTCTCGACGGGCCGACTCACGTCCTCATGGACGGAGGCCAGCTTCACGTGCCCGATGCAGATCTCGAAGCCTTTTACAAGGCGTACCTGACTGATATTTCATGCGGAAACCGACTCTATGTTGTTGAACAAAAAAAGGAAATTTTTAAATTTTTTGTTTATATTGACTTCTAGTCGGTGAGAGCTCTGACTGATGAAGA